GTTATCGACAAAAGGCAATTTGCCCCTCCTATTTTAAATCGCGCCCCTAGCCAGCGCCTCTAGCTGGCCCTTCTTTCGGGCTTCCACGATCTGTTCCGGAGTCATGCGCCTAAGATCCTCGCGAGTGAGCTGCCTAGGCGCTCCACCCTGCGGACCAATCCCAACATTCTGCGCAAACGGGTTGGTCGGGGTGGACGACGGTAGAGAGTTAACGAAAGCGGAAATGGCGTCAGCGTCCGGAAAACCATTGTCCCCAACAAACTTGGACAGGTTAATAAACTCGGAAAAACCATCAGGGATCTTCTTACCCGCGCTAGCAGCGGCCGCCCTGATCTCAGCCTCAGCCAGCCGAGCACCAAACTCCTGCAGAGTCGCGTTTCGCGCCTCCTGCCTGGCCTGCTCAATCGCCCTTTCGGCTTCACTCATACTGGCCTGACGGAGCTTTTCAAGCTCGGCAGCAGCCTTCTTATAGGCTTCTTCGTTCTTCCGGCTCAGCGCCTTCCACTTCATGTACTCGGCCTTGTAATCAATGGCCTGGCCATCGCCATCGACAGCCGAATTACTAGCCTCAACAGTACCGTTCTCTGTCGAAACCTCTACACTGTTGTTCTGTTCTTCGTTCAATTTAACCCCATTTCGGCGTAACAAAAAAGGTCCCCATTTCGGCGACCCACCAACATTTAAACGTTCTACTACTTAATTTCGTTGTTCAGGCGAGCAACATTACCCGCATTACCGGGAGCCTGCCTATCCGTCGCCTTCGTACCATTGCCAGCCGGAGCACTACCGCCAATGGCTCCTGTTACGGCAGCCATAGCACGCTGCTGCTCCAACTTGTCCTCGCGCTCCTCCTTAATCATCTGCTCAAACCGCTCAATTTGGGAGGGCGTGTAACCGTAATCCTCCCAAAGCTGCTGGGCCGGAACATCCAACCCCTGGCGAAGCTTAACCAAAGCATCCACGCGAACACCCTCAGACCGATATTCGGGATCATCCCAAATCGTTTCAGCATTCCACGCCTCAGCTCGAGGGTCGCCTTTTACCGCGAAAGCCAGCCGGATAGCCGACTCCCACGCCTCACCAAAATGAAGCATCCGCTCGCGCGCCTTAGCAACAAGACCAGCTTCAGCCGACTGGATAGACTCACCAGAAGGAGCCTGCCCACCATTGATAAGGAAATAGTGAGGAGGAACACGACTAATAGTGCTAATATGCTGAACCAGCATATTGATGAGATTCACATAGTTGCTTAGATCTGCAGCCTCAAACTGCCCCCAACGGGCATTAGTGTCCTCTAGAAGAAACATTCGATCGACAGCCGCATTAACGGGGGCAATAGGATTACCGTTCGCATCCTCCGGAATCTCAATACCGGCCAAAACCCGCTGCGGGTAGGCCGCAAACTCGGAAGCGACAATAGCGTCAGCTGCAATTTTAGTAATAGCATTCTGGAGCGGGATAATCGGGTGAAGATCCGAATACGGCTCCCTCCTACGCAGACGAGCCCGATTCAGCATCGGCACGATAGGAACAACCCCCAACGGGTTCTCGGTATATTCCGGCATTTCCCACTTGGCGTAAGGATCTTGACCTCTAGTGGTAGTAAAAACATGCGTAGGAGTCCACAGAGTACAATACTCGGTTCCCCAATCATCCCTGTACTTTTTCATACCAGCAAGGAGTTCCCGGCGACTGCCCGGCTTGTACTGGACGATAACTTCCTCAGCCGTCTCAGGAGAAATAATAGGCTCGTGGTTCTCGTCGGCCCAAACGATCAAATACGATACACCGGCAACCATCGCAGCAATATGTGCAGCATTAGAGTCGGCGTCGAGAAAATTCCTCTGCCAAATCTCCTGAGCGTCCTTATCAGCATCCGGAGAATCACCCATACGGAACCCCCGAACACGCATACGCTCGGAAGTAGAGTCCACGATCAAGGAACAAAAATTGTCCCTCCACTCGTAGAACAGGCCACCAAACTCTTCCTTAAACTTCTCCTGGGCATAAGCCAGGACCTTTTCCTTGGAATCATAGTATGTGTAATACTTTTGTGCCCGACCAGACTGCTCCGCTAACTTACCCTCCAAATACTCGATCCATTCAAGCGGAGTTTCCGGCCTAGAAGTAACCGCCATCGAAACCACCCTCCTAGAGACCCATTACTTTAGCTCTGCGCTTCATTCTGCCGTCGGCAATAGCGTCACCTCGCGCCTCATAGGCCAGCACGGCAGCAACCGCCGCGTCAATCTTCTTCCTAGACTTAGGACGGTCCTTACGAAGGATGGTCCCCTGAGGCGTTTCTTTCACAAACGAGTTCCCGATATGTTGCGCAAGAACAGGATCCCCATCATGTTTAAGCTGGCCGGTAACAGCAGCGGTGTGAAACCTTTCAACCGCCTCGGCCATCGCTTTGATACGGTTCGTGGGAAACTTAAAAACAACCTTTTCCCCGAACTCTACCGACCACCGATCAACTACGTCCTGCCAGTAGTAAGGATCCGCGTACACCCAAGCAACCCGATACGTGGAGAACGCATCGCGCATAGCCTTATTGACCGCCCCAATGTCGACTTCCCCACCACTATCCTCAGGGTCCCAAACCCCCAATACGAAAAGTTTCCCATCGGAGAGCCGACATCCGATCATCGCAGTATTGTCGTCATATAAAGAACCGTCGAAACCAATCGAGATCTGGTCACCAGGACGAATGGGGGAAAGATCGTCACGACACTTTTCCCAAACATCCTGGGGAATCCACGTGTCTACCGTCTCCCGGATCTGGTTGAAATAGAAACGGTACGCGTCATGCTCTGGGGTTCTCGGGTCCCTAATGGCCGCAAGAATTGATTCTAGGTCAACCCAAGACGCATCCCCATAAGCAATCCTCAGCGCCTCTAGAACCTCCTCGTCGTCGCCCTTGACGGACACCAAAGGGGGAGCCTCAACACAGTCATACAAGATGTCTTTAGCGCCCTTTAACACAACCGCCTCATGAGTCAGCTGGGCAACAGAATGCTCAGCAGGATTGTAGGCGTTCGTAGTCTCCACATACCGGGCTTCACCGTCAGGGCTCTTACGAATGTTACGGTCGATGACTTTCGCGACCTTATGGCCGCCGTTAGACTCCGTCCAATGGTGGGTCTCGTCCATCACCGCGAACGTAGGACGACCGCCCTCCAACGACGCCGAGTTAGACGTCACAGGCTCAATCTTGCCCGGCCTACCATCAGCAAACTGAATAATCGTCTTACCGACATCAATACTATGCTCGGCAACAAGAGGAGACTCGACCAACATTCCACGAATGGAATCCAGTGTGTTAACCGTCTGATGAATAGCCGTCGCTGCGATCTGAATCCACGGCGCCGAAACAGGAACCGCGACTGGGAACCCGTGCTTGTTGAAATGGGAGAACCGGCAAGGCCCAACAAACTCGATAATGCAAAGAGCGGCGAGGAATGGGGATTTCCCCCAATAACCACCCCTTAGAGCGTCTCAGTGATCCGGTCCTGTAAAGCCACTTTCCTTCATCGTCAATGGCGTAAAACCACAGGAGGAACCTTTTCTGCTCAGGGGTAAACGACCACCTCCCTCCCGCGTTCGCTCCGTCAGGCTGTCTGATTTTTTCTTCAGCCCACCGGATGATCTGATAACCAAGAGATCGGGAAGGGTGAGGGACGTGATCAGGAATATTACCCGTCTGCATCTCTCTCCCTCCGTTTCTTTACCCTAAATTTCATGCCCCACCAAGCTCTCTGTACAGCTCCAGATCAACCAAGTTGCCAGGGTCGGGGGCTTCCCCTGCGTCGTCCTCAGAATCTACCGGAGCCACGGTCATCCGCAGAGACTGCCTGTCGCGCACCGTCGCCCCTAGCCGCTCCTCGTTGAGACGGATCTCGGCCAGCAGAGCCGGTTTAGGGTCCTGCCAGTAGGCTTCTACCAGGGGTGCGAGCATCTGCAGCCGCTCCCAGTCCGTCGGCAGGAAAACAGCAGCCTGGGGGCTTTTGGCCCAATTATCCCACCACCGTTGAGTCGCCACGCTGTATTTTGCCCGTTTAAACAGTTTAGGTGCGTCCACCTCGGACGACTCGGAAACAGTAATTTCTAAACTCTTATTGTTTGTCCGCCTAGCGTTAGGTTTAGGTCTGGGTCCACGACCCGCCACATGCTCACCCCCCTTCAAAACGTCTGTTGTCTGAAGAAACTAGAAAATTTCACAAACTAAACTCTGCTCCCCGCCCCGGAATCGAACCGGGAACTAGCAGGGATCAGTACCCCCGGCGGGATTCGAACCCGCACTACACGGCACCTAAAACCGCTGCCTCTGCCATTGGGCTACGGGGGTATGACAACCGGCTGAAAGGACAGCCGGACACAAAATGGCAGACGCCCACAAGATTTACCACCCTGTGGGCGTCTGCTTTCCCCATTCATCCTAAAGTTGCGATGTCTGGACACCGCGAATATGGGGGACCGAGTCCCACCCAGTCGGTCCCAGGGCCGATCCTGTTTTCTTGACTTGCACTCTTGCGCGCGTTCGGCCCGCCCTTGCACGGGGGACGCTGGAAGGGAGAGAGGGAGAGAAAAACCAGCGTCCCGATCCACAAAAGTCTACCTCCGAAACCGTTCCTGGTAGGACTTCTCCCTATGGCACGATTCACAGATTACGGCCAGGTTATCTAGTTCCCATGATCCTCCTTGGGAGACTGGCTTGATATGGTCGACGATTTTT